TGGCATTTTGCCCTACATACTGGCTAATTGATTATAAACAACATCGAAAAGCTGGAAATGATATCGCATTTGCACTGAGATGCACTCATCTTGATGTAAGCGGAAAATAAAGCCAAATCGAAGGGGGTATAATTTATATATCCTCTTCACTGTCATAAGAAAGGAACATTACATGACATATCAAATACAAGAAGAACATAAAACTCAAACAGAAAAAGAAGCTGGTATAGCTCTTGAGAACATGTCTACAGAGCAACTAGACAATCTTGCTAAACAATTCAAACCTAAATCTTCATATAATACAGAATGGGAGCAAGAGTTTATCAGACGTGCATTGATGCTTGCTGAGATGTTTGAAGATGGTGATGAGGTTATCATCAAAGCCAAACTTCAAGATCAATTACCTCGTATGTTTGAGAAAATGAGAGATTCAGTTCTTGAACAAGCAGAGAAGATGCAACGTCACAGACGTGTCTTGGTTCGACAAGATATTGGCATTGAGATTACTGGCAACAAGCTAGAAGATCATGATATCAAGCTTGACCAAATGCGTAAGCAATATGCATCTCTCAATCATGCTTTCAAAACTCTTGTCAATAACTTCAGACCTATCATTCAAGGTCAGACTGGTATCAGCTTTGGCAAGTATACTCAACTACATGAGTTTGCAAAAGTCAAACGTATGCAAAAACGTAATGAGAAAATGACTCTTGATACTCTTGTAAACAACAGAGATGTTTATGATGAACTACAATCTCACAGATCTAATGTTTATCCAATCAAACATGCTCATGAAGAACTTATGCTTGACATAAGTAATCAAGACGGCATCATCGAAATGCCTGAAGATCTTGAGCAATAATTAATCCCCTTTGGTGCAAGGTCAATCCTGTAATTGGTTTATAACCTCCCTTGCATCAACCAACCTAATGGAGCATATAATGAAAATACTTTTATCTAATTTCTTAATCTTGGCTTTCTTTCCATTTGCCTTTTGTGCATTAATGGTTGTAGCTCTTTTATCTGGTGTTGGTGGTGTATTCCACATAATCAGATACGATCTTATTCCACTATATCGAAAACTATATAAAAAACCTACACGATTTATAGAGGGATCGACCCTCTAAAATCGTCAAAGACTTTCCCTCTTTGATCTCCCTAAGATCTATCAGGTTGAAACTCCCAGGCTAATCCCTGGCCCCCTAGTTTCGCCTCAGAAGGGGTTAAAGCCAAATTTATTAATTATAAAACTAGGAGGTTAGCATGGGCTTAGATCAGTATGCTTATATAAGAGAAAAACAACACGAACCTGACTTCTACTGGAGAAAACACTCCAAATTACAAGAGTTTATGGAGGATATTTGGTACAAAAAACTAGGTCGTGATGATGAGTTTAACTGCAAAGAGTTGGTTCTTACTAAGGAAATGTTAGAAGAATTACTTGATGCTTTACAAAAAGACAATTTACCAAAATCTGATGGTGGTTTCTTTTATGGTCATCAATTTCAAGATGAATCAGCTAAAGAGTATCATGAGCAAGATATTAAATTCTGTAAGGACAGCTTGAAAGCCATAGAGGATGGTATGGAAGTTGTTTATGAATGTTGGTATTAAACGGAGGTTAAAATGTTTTTCTATCTCATTGCTGGCATAGCATCTGCTTGTGCCATATTATTCTTACTTGCTAAAATGAATATCAAAAGAGTTTTATGTTTTGACATTTTAGTAGATATTGGTGCCTCAATCGCATTGATAATCATGTTTGCTGGTACATTTGCAGGCATGATGGCAGGTATTCTTGGTGGTGCAATCATCTCCATTGTACTATTTATACTAAAGAAAACAATGGGTTACGAAAAGCCAATAAGAGAAGGATTCAAGGTTAGATGGGTTAATGTTCCCCCCAGATAATCTTGATAGTGTCATGTTTGGGATAAAACTTCCAAGGCAGTAATGGTTTACAGCCTATCCCTAATCAGCGAAGTTTAGGCACGTTGATGCAGAATCTAGTCGACAAGATGGTATCTGCAACAGAGAGGTGATGCCCCTAATCCTCTCAACCTTTTTAATGTGAATAGCCTTTGGTTTAAAAAAAGCCAAGGGTTATTTGCATTGGGATTGCTAGATCCCATTTTCAACAATCATCTTAACGTAAAGGAGAAACAGATGAACTTAGCACAAATCATGGTCTCAGGTAACATTGGTCAACAACCTGAAATAAAAGACGTAAATGGCACTAAAGTTGCTAACTTTTCCATTGCAGTCAACGAGAACTACAAGACAAAGTCTGGTGAGAAAAAAGAAGTTACTCACTGGTACAGAGTAGAGGCTTGGGATGGCAGTAATGGTTCAGGTCTTGTAACCAACGTCATTGAGAAGTATGCAAAGCAAGGAACAACTGTATTTGTACAGGGTTTTCCTATTGTTGAAACATATGAGAAAGATGGTCAAAAGATGACTGCTTTCAAAATCAAGTTAGCTGGTGTATCTTCTACATTCAGACTACTTAACAGCAAGGATTCAACTAATGGAGAGGCTACTGCTTCACCAAAGGTAGATTCCGTAGCTGATGACGATATTCCGTTCTAGTCTGACAGCTACTAGACGGATAGGGAGGGTGTGTTGCCCTACATCCTCCCACTTCATTTATCAGGAGAACATTATGATATCGCCTCAACATTACGAACAATTTGAAATAGAACCAGTAGAGTTCATAACCCAAAATCGCCTCAACTACTTACAAGGCAACATCATAAAATATATTTTACGATACAAGCAAAAGAATGGTTTAGAAGATTTGGAAAAAGCCAAAACATATTTAGAGTACCTAATAAACTTTGAAAAGGAGGGAAAATGTCTAAAGACTGGAGAGAACAGCTTCAGCTGGAGCAAGAAGAAGAAGAAAGGCTAATTAAAGAGCAAAGTATTGCCGATGGTATAGCCAATTTACATGAAGAAGAAGCATTAAAACGTCATCAGGAGGAAAAAGATGCAATTATTAACTAAAGAAATTAGACAAAGACTAATTAGAAACCATGAACTTCAGAAAGAAGCTGAAAAAAAAGATGGTAGCATTGATTTCAGACCTGTTGTGAAGCTATTTAACCCCATAGGTGGTGCAACGTGGCTCATTACAGAGATGGACAAAGACGAAATGATGTTCGGGCTATGTGACTTAGGTCATGGATTTCCAGAGCTAGGATACGTCTATTTGCCCGAACTAGAAGGTATTAAATTACTTGGTGGTGCATTAGGTATTGAACGTGATAGGCATTTTATAGCCAAAGGCACAATCAGTGAGTATCAAAATGAAGCAACAGCAAATGGAAGGATAGTTGCATAATGTGGGATAAACTAAAAACAATCAAACCTCTATCAAGGAAAGCCAACTGGCTTGGTTGGTTTTGTACTGTGCATATCGCCTCAACAATATTCATTTTAGTATTGTTGCTTGGTATGGGCATCAATCCAACACTAGTGGTTTCAACCATTGCAGCACCCTTATGGATTGCAGTGGCTTTCACATCAAAATATATAACCGATAAAATTATGGAGAAATAAATGTTTATCAAATTAAAATTAGGAGATCTAAGTTTCAAAGTTTCATCAGATAATCATAAAAAGATTATGGACTTTGCTAGTATGTTCTTTGACCCTGAGATAAAGGTTCAAGAAATCAGAAGAGAGCATATCTATATGAAAGATGATGATATAGAAAATATGACTATGGATGAAATAGAAGCCGTAAGAAAATACTGTAAATCAGCAAATATGAGTGACTTTCAAACTTATGAATCACTAAATGATATAACTGTATCTATGTCTGGTGAAGATATTAGTGTTATGACTCATGCTCAGCAGGGTTTGTTAGATCTAATAAATAAATCTGCAAAGAAGCCAAAAATAGTCGCTTCTAAGTAGTTTATAAAAAGGGAGAGGGTGAACATTACAAAACCCTCTCCTGTCAACGTCAACCAAAGGAGTTTATTATGCAAATTGCTTTAAATCAACTAAAACCTAATCCTAAAAATGTTAGAAAAGTACAAGCTGACAATCTTGACAAGCTTATCGCCTCAATCAAGTCCAGGGATTTACTGCACAATCTTGTTGTACAGAAAAATGGTACTGGTTACTGGGTTGTAGATGGTCATAGACGTTTTCAAGCTTTGTGTGAAATACATGGTGCCAAGTCCGACTTCATGGTGGATTGTAAAGTCATTGAAGAAGGTGCAACAGAAGTTGGTGCTATGGCTAACATGATGAGAGAAGGTATGCATCCACTTGATGAAGCTGATGCTATATGGCAGATCGTTCAAGATGGTGAGCATGACTTTGACTCATTAGCTGCTAGCTGGGGTCAAACAAGAAAATGGGTTATGCAACGTGTAGCCTTGTCTGAGTTATCACCTACAGTTAAAGAAGCTTTCAGAAACAAAGAGTTTGGTCTTGGTGTTGCTCAGTTATTTACTAGAGTCAATCACAAAAACCAAGATGATATCTACAAAGACTGTGGTGGTGACTTCAATTACAACTACATAGAAAGAATGATTGGTAACATCAAAGTTCTTCGTGAAGATGTAATCATACCAAAGAACCACAAGCTCTACAAAGAGATTGAGTTCACTGGTGATTTGTTTTCTGACAATCAGTATGTAGCTGATGTACCAAAGCTTATGGCATTACAGAAAGAATATGTAGACCAAAAAGCCAAAGCATTGGATAAAAAATACAAAAGTTGTGTCGTTATTGACTGTCATCCATCAGAAAAGCAGGGCATGATTAAGAATCTTGTACCAGTTTATTCCAATGAGCTTGACAATCTAGACCCTAAAGATATTCAGGTAATCATATCTTATATGCCTGAACGTGGTGATCTGTGGGTACAGAAATACAAAAGCAAGATAGAAATGTCCAAGAAGGAATTAGAAGCTATTGAGAATGGTGAGATACCAGAGCTTACACTAGCTGATATGTCTAATCCTCAAAGAGAACTTACCAATGCTATGTATGAAGATGTGCTTCGTCAGCAGTTTTGGGATCAGGAATCATTCAAGCATCTTGTAACTGATTCAAAACATTATGTGCTTGCTACATTATGCAACCAACTCTTAAATGGCTATACTAATTCCAAGACATACACCAATGTATTTTTCAGCCAAAAAACAGATGGAGAACAATATGATAACTATTTTGTTGAACTTAGGTCACAAATTGACGTATTTTGCAAAGATGATAAACGGTCTAGTTTACAATTTTTCTTATCTAAAACAGAGTCTGATCTCATTGCTATACTTTATAAAGGGATTGTTGCCTCTATGGATCAGAGCCAGATTTTTTCGGCACAGAAAAACATATATGGTACGACTCTTGCCAAAAACTGGTTTCAACCAACAGAGGAATGGCTCAACAAATACAAAATAACACAGTTACGTTTGTTGGCTAGCAAAATCAAATGTGATTTGTTACCAACAGACAACAAGAAAATGGTTATGGACAAGATACTTGCTTCCTTCAAAGATGGTGCAGTATTTGACCCTATACACTTTCTGGAGACTGTTCACTAATTGCAAGGACTGCCGAAAGGTTACAAGCATTAAACGGCCTTATAAGCTGACATTCAGTTCACTTAGGTTGCTAAGTCCTTGCAGTCTTAGGCTTCACGAAACCTTTCAATAGAGTATCTCATGCCCCAGTAGGCTATCAAACTGGCTTCTGCGACACCATCTTGGCTTCGCTTTTCCCATAAGTGGCTATATTTGGGCATGAGTTCTGATGCTCTCATCCTTGTTTGGTCTTTGTCTGCTGTGCAGTTTAGGTCTTTCTTCCATATTTGAGGCCTAACTTCTGTGTAGCTATAGCCACCAGCTACTAATAAACCTAAATAACAACCATAACCTACACCAGTGGCAAATGTACTTACTAGACCTTGTCTTGGCATTGGTTGTTGTTTTTCTATGTAGACATGATCTGGCTCATGTTCCTCTAACAAAGTCATGAGTGTCCACATATCTAGATATCTCTTTGTTTTTGTGTTTGTTTTTAACTCATAAACAGGTGCTTCTTCAGCATAAAGGTCATAGCTAACATTCTTTATAAAAGCTATGCCACCTTTTAGTCCAGGGTCAATTCCTGCAATTATCATTTATCGCCTCCACATTGATTTTACATTTTAGGGCCTCAGCCCAACAATACAAATTGAATGCTGTTGGCTTTCTATTGCCAGTTTCCCACTTAGCGACAAGTCCTGTAGCACAACCAATGATATGGTCTAGTTCATTTTGTGATATTTCAAGCTCATAACGTCTTTCAGTAAATTGCTTAATTAAGCTATCAATCCATTCTTGTTCTTTTGTCATTGCACACCTCATGCAAGTAATGTACTTCAGATAATATAATAAGGCAATAGGGCTTGACTTATAGGCATGATGGATTAATCTAAATAGTTCTTGGAGGAGAAGTATGCAAAACATCTACACTATACCTATAGATTCAAAAACAATGGATCTTGCTGGTTATTTTGTAGGTAATTTAATTACTGTAGATTCCTTAAAAAAGCCAAGACTAGGTGATTGTGTTCTAGTCAATTATAAAAATAAGATAATATTGATGGAATACAGAACTCCTTATTTGGTACCAAGATCATCAGACAAAACTCAAAAGGTATTGGATGTGGGATTGGTTGATATAATAGGAGTTGTCATTAACTAACAGAACGAGGTGCAACATGTTCAAAAAAGATTTATTCAAATGGCTTGCAACTGAGATTGCTCCCATGATCTACCCATCAGACATGGAAGAGTTTGCTAACAAAGTAAAAGCCAAGTCAAAAAATTCAAGATTTGATAGAGAAAAGTTTCTTGAGGTAGCTAGGTTATCTTGGGAAGGTAGGAACAGTCCTTATGCACAAGAAGACTGGCTATCAAATGATCTAGATAAACAATATCAGGAGGGCAAAAGAAATGGTTCTAACACAAAAGCAGCTTAGTGAACGTAAAAATTTTATTGGTTCATCTGAAGCTAAAATTATTGCCGATGGTTCACACGATGCATGGGCAAAGCTTATCTCAGAGAAAAAAGGTGAGCAAAAAAAATTATTTACAAAACAAACCCAGTTTCTAATGGATACTGGTTCTTATCTTGAGTCATACATATTGGATACATTTGCATCTACAGCTAAGATAAAGATAGGCATGAGAGGCTCTGGTCGTACACTTGACTACCATAATGTTCCTATTCATTCTACTTATGACGCAGTAGCTTCTGATGGCATACCAGTAGAGGCAAAGTTTCATTCTGGCTTTATGTCTATGGATGAAATATGTGATATGTATGGCCCACAGTGCCAGCATCATATGCATACTTCTGCTAAAGATTATTGCTATGTTGCTGTGTTATTCGGTGTACATTGCAGGTTTGAGTACAGGAGAGTAGAAAGAGATCAATCCTGGCTAAATATGTACCTAGATCAATGTAAGCAATTTTGGAATTGGTATACTAAGAACATTGTTCCTGATTCATTCAGCATCTTGCCACCAGTAGATTGGACAGATCAAATAACTATCAATATGTCTGATTTAGACTGCTGGGATAGCCAAATGCAAGCTGATATGAATCTACATGCACAAGATATAATTGAGGCATCCAAGGCTACTAAAATAGCTGACAAAGCCAAATCTGAAATTAAACACTATTTACCTCACAACTGTCGCAAAATGGTTTTGGACTTGTCAGGTAATTTAAACGGGGATAAGATTGTCGTTACCCGAAGCAAAAACGACAAAATAACTTTAACATATCAGCCAAGAAAGGAAGATAAAAATGGCATCTAAAAACTCAGCTAAATCGGTATGGGAAACATTGTCAGCAATAGACGTATCCAATCATATTGAGAAAAAAGGTAACTTCAGTTATGTATCATGGGCATGGGCATGGGCTTTGGTAAAACAAAACTATCCTACTGCTACATTTGAAAAGCATACATTTACTGATAACCAAAACAATATACTGCCTTTTATGAGAGACTCACTGACATATACTTATGTATCATGTTCTGTTACCATTGACGGCATCACTCAGTCAGAGATATATCCAGTTCTAGGTAACAGGAATGAACCTCTAAAAGCAGCTACGTCTTTTCAGGTCAATACAGCACATCAAAGATGTCTTGTAAAATGTCTTGCTTATCACGGCTTAGGTACATCTGTTTATGCAGGTGAAGATTTACCTGTCATGCAAAATGACTATGAGATCAAGAAAGCTGAGAAAGAACTCAAAGACCACAACAACTATCAACGTATTGATGGTCTATTGGAAGAATGTAAGACCAAAGACGATCTTATTGCAGTTTGGAAGTCAGAAGCACCAGTCATCAACGACATGGGCAACAAACTTGTAACCAAATTACAAGGTCATTACAAAACTTATCTAAACAATATTAAGTCATCTGCTGCTTAATATTTATCAAGTGATCTAGGTTATATTTTACAACTTAGATCACTTACATTATATAAGTATCTATGTACGAAGATACTCCTGATACGATTGCTCAAGAAATAAAAAAGATATTATCTGAAATGCAATCCAATAATCTATATCTTGATGAAGATAATGAATATGAATTTATATTCTACATTGATGGTATTCCTGTTTGCCTAAGCATACTTATCAAATGTAAAACTGATTATCTTGTACAATTATCAGAAGAAGTAATGATGGGTAAAAAACAAAAGCCAATTAAAAAATATACAAATAATATTTATAATATTACAGATTATAAACATCTTAGAAAAAAGCCTGCCCAACAATAGTGGGGAGACACTCATAAAAAAAGACTCAAATGATAGGCGATCTACCACTTTGAGCCTTTTTTACCCCACTACTGCCGAGCTTGGCAATGTTCTAAATAATAAACATAATTTTAATTTATTGTCAATGTGAATAGATAAATAAAGGGACAGATTTAATGTTAAATCCATCCCTTCCAAGGTGCAATTTTACATTACTTGAATTAATAAATAGGAGGTATTCACATGATAGACTTTAATTACTGCAAAGAATGTGGGCAAAAACTAAAAGATGTTAAAATAAAAAGAACCAAACCTTTATCTTGTTCTAATTGTAAAGGTAATTCACAAAATTATGCCTTTAGACAAATCATGAAAGAATGTGCAGAGATGTCACAACCAGAAGAAGGTAGGTTTGAAGACATAGAACATGACCCAGAAGAAAGAATTATGATGAAATCAAAGCCAACAAATCATACAGGAGTAAGAAGTAGCTTAGGTACTCTCTAACATTTCTAATGCCGTCTTTCTTGTTTCATAGCATCGTCTATCCCAACCTTTACCAAAGGTTTCATAGTGTTTTAATGTTCTGTAAAAGGATGATCTTTGAGACGTGAATACCTCAATAACACCTTTAATAGATGTAGGATAATTATCTATAGCCTCTAATGTTCCTGAACCTATGATTCCATCTATAGCAGTAGCCAAAAAACCTTGAAGTGTTCTAGCTGCTCTTGAGACACCAGCATTAACGGCAAAATCAAAGACACACCAATCCAACCCACTTGGTAAATCATCGCCTCTGATTTTATCCCAGTATTTTCTTTTGTATATTTCAGCTACTGCATCTAATGGCATATCTTTTACTTCTTCTTTAGTACATGAACGGCCAAGATATGTCTCATATACTTTCTTTGTGATACCATAATTAGTAGCTCCCCCAGGATCTTGTGGGTGATCTACATATCCACCTTCATGTTTTAATACTAACTCTAGTGCTTTCTCAAAATTTTCTTTCATTGTTTTAACTTTGCTATTGATTTAAGACCAAATGAAGCTGCGATTGATGCCAGTATTCCATAACTAAGCCAATCAGGGCAGTCTTCCCTAAGAAATTTAAAACCATCAGATATATATGGTTGTAGTGCAGGAATAAAACAAGCAAATATAAGTGCTATAAAACATATAGTCCATGCTTCATCTTTCCAGCTACTAGCAGATGCATCCATTGCTTTGTCTTCCCAGGTACCATCTTGCTCAACACGTTTGACTTGTGCTTGTACCTTTGCAACTTCTAATTGTTGCTTTGCTTTGGCTTTCTCCTGTTTGCCTTCAAGCCATGTCGTAGCTATGCTAGTCAATGGCCCTAAAAATTGTATCATTACTTATCTCCCTTATGTTCATGACCCATCCATATACCAAAGACACCTGTCATAACACCCATTACAACTGAGACAAATGCTGACTGAGATGCTGTTGGATCTTGCAAATCCATAAACCACTCAGCACACCTCCATGACATAACTGTACTAGCAAGCATCATACATCTTGGAAGTATTTTCCAACGTAAAAACTGTTCAACAGATACCATTAGTATACCCTCACTTTCTTAGTATCTACAAAAGGAATCAATTTGCAAATACATTCATACTTTTGTGGTTCGTTTTCCTTTATATAACTTTGATTATTAAGTTTGTCTCTATAATCTATACAGTAGTTGACATTCTCAAAGTAAATACCACCTGAGGCTATTCCATTTAGAGTACATGCAAGCATAAAGGCTGTCATATTATACCTTTTTTCTTGGCTATTATTGCTAATACAGTAATAACACCTGCTAACATTCCAGCAATAAGAATAGCTAGTATTACCTTTAATACTGTTTCTTTAATCTTTTCTTTACGTTTTTCCGCATCAATCTTAGCTTGCCTTCTATTCTTCCTAGCTTCTGCACAGAAAGCAACATAGTCATTGTATAGACCTGCTCTGCCGTATAGCTGCATGAACTCTCTAAGTTGATCGTTCTTGACTCTGATCTCTTCCAAGGCCATAAACTCTTCTAGGTCATTGTCTGTTTTACCTAGAAAGTTAGTCCAAATACTGTTCTTTTTTTTGTGTAAATCTTGTTTGAGTTGTTCTTCTGCACTTACAAAGTTAGCGATTGCAGCA